TTAGTGGAAACTTGGGAAGGCTTTCCAATGAAGTTTTGCTTACGGTTGGATTAGTGGAAACTTGATGAGGTCCTTGGGTGAAGTTTTGCTTACGGTTGGATTAGTGGAAACTTGTGTGGCTTTCAGTATGATATGATTGTTTTCGATTCAAAAACAGCGGGATACAGCGAAGAACAACGAAAAACAGCGGAATGAAGAATGAAACCGACTACTGAACAAGCATATAAGCTCTTCCATGATGGAGCTCGCGCACTGGCTCAGATCGAAGCTAACGGTATGAAAATTGATGTGGAGCGTTTAGACAAAACGATAGAGAAGACCACTGCGAAGATTGAGGAGCTAGAGGAACAGTTGAAGGCGACCGATGTCTGGGGTCGATGGAAGAAGAAGTTCGGGACGAAGACTAGTTTGGGATCTCGTCCTCAATTGGCTCAAGTTTTGGACGATTTGGGACAGCATATTGGAATCAAGACGGAGACCGGCCGACTAAGAATGGATGAGGCTACGCTTGCAGAGATTGCCCAAAAAGAGCCATTCGTCAAGGACTTTCTCCGCTTGGAGAAACTGAAGAAATTGCGGAGCACTTACCTCTTAGGGGTCAGGAGGGAGGTAGTAGATGGATATTTGCATCCGGTTTTCAACCTGCATCTAGTCAAGACATACCGCTCTAGCAGTGATTCTCCGAACTTCCAGAACATACCGATCAGAGATGAAGAAATCGGGAGATTGATCAGATCATGCTTCATCCCAAGGAAGAATCATGTTTTAGTTCTGGTTGACTATTCGGCTCTTGAATTTAAGATCGCTGCTTGTCACTGGTCGGATAAGTCAATGATTGCTTATGCTGGTGACCCATCTCTAGACATCCATCGGGATATGGCGGCTGAATGTTTTCTTCTAGAGGAGGTGCCGAAATCTGCCAGGTTCTACGCTAAGAACCAGTTTGTCTTTCCACAGTTGTACGGAAGCTATTATGTCGCCTGTGCCAGGAATTTGTGGAAGGTGGTTGGGATTCTGAAAACAGCAGATGGAATTGACATGCACGAGCATCTAGATTCCAAGGGAGTTGGCAGAGCTGATTTGTTTGAAGAACATATCAGGAGAGTGGAGAAGAGATTCCACAAGCGATTCCCACAATGGGCCGAGCGGAAGGAGAAGTGGTGGGAGAGATATCAGAGAAGAGGTCGTTTTCGTATGATGACTGGTTTCGAGTGTGCAGGAGTGTTCACCCGAAATGAACTCTACAATTGGCCTATCCAAGGTCCAGCTTTTCACCTTTTGCTCTGGTCTCTCGTTCAGATGCAGAAATGGTTGGTACGAAACAAGATGAAAAGTCGGATAATAGGGCAGATACATGATGAGATTGTGGGAGACGTTCACAAAGATGAGCTGGTTGATTATATAACTAAGATCAAGCAGGTAATGACTGAAGATGTCAAGGGAGTCTTCCCTTGGTTGGTCGTCCCGATGGAGGTTGAAATCGAAATCGCGAAGAAGAACTGGTTTGAGAAGGAAGAAATCGATGGAGTTGTATAAGAAGTATAGACCTCAGAAACTCTCCGAAGTCATTGGGCAGAAGACCGCTATTGAACCACTAGTAGCGGCGGGAAGAGAAGGTCGTTTCCCCCATGCTGTCCTCTTCGCTGGCCCGAGTGGTTGTGGAAAGACTACTTTGGCTAGGATCTTCCGTAAGAAGCTGAAATGTGTGGATATTGATTTCAACGAAATTAACACTGCAGATTTTCGGGGAATTGATACAGCTCGCGACATCCGCAGGAAACTACATTTAGCACCGTTTGGTGGTGGGGAGAGTCGTGTATGGTTGATTGATGAATGCCACAAGCTCACTAGCGATGCACAGAATGGATTATTGAAGACTCTGGAAGATACGCCTGATCACGTATACTTCTTCCTCTGTACAACAGAACCTGAAAGGCTCTTGCAGACGATCAAGACTCGCTGTACCTACGTAGCAGTCCGAGCATTGGATTGTGATGAGATGGAGCAGTTAGTGAAAGATGTGTGTAAGAAGGAAGGGATTGTGTTGGATGAGGTTGTGGTTGAGAAGATTGTGGCCGCTGCAGAAGGAAGTGCGCGAAAGGCGCTGGTGATCTTGAACTCGGTTATGGGCCAGAGCGATGTGGATAAGCAGTTGGAGATAATCCACAAATCTCATCCTGAGCGGGATGCCATTGAAATTGCTCGGATGCTATTGAAGGGAACAAGTTGGGCTTCGGTAGCGAGAGTATTGAAAGAGATACCAGAGTTGGAAAACAAAGCTGAAGGAATCCGTAGGTTGGTTCTCAGTTACATGGCTTCAGTAGCTCTGGGGAAGGGTGGTGATACTAAGAGGACTTGCGAGATAATCGAATGTTTTGCAGAGCCCTATTTCAACTTGGGGAAAGCTGGGTTGGTTTCATCATGCTATGATGCTGTGATGGGACGATAATAAGAATGAAAGGAGGAGTTGATGGATTTGGAAATCGATCGAAATCGATTGGATGACGAATGGGTTGATCAGCCGAAGTTGTACAAGAATGCTGCTGAGAATACTGCTAATGCTCGTCTGGAGTACAACAGAGCGAAGGCCGAATTGGAGATAGCCAAGGCTGAGATTGATCGCGAGGTCCGAAAGAATCCAGAACGCTTTGGTTTGAGCAAGGTGACGGAGACTACGGTAGCTTCGGCTGTATCTTTGCATCCACGTTGTAAGGAAGCTATGGATGCGTTAATCACTATGAAACACGAACTCGATGTGGCGGAAGCACTAGTCTCGGCTTTGGATCACCGCAAGAAAGCTCTGGAGGATTTGGTCAAGCTTTTCTTAGCTGATTATTTTGCAAAGCCGAGGGCCCCGCAAGGAGCGCAGGAAGAAGTAGAGGAGATGACCAGAAAGCACAAGAGACGTGGTCGAGACCTCAAGAGATGAATTGGTTGTATCTATTGGTGATAAGTCCGATATTGACATTTCTGTGTGTCAAGTTCGGTACTTATGCGTATTTCAAAACCAGAGAGAAGTTCATACAGGAGAATCGAAATGGTGAGGCGAAAGAAGAGAGAGCGAGCAGGCTCCGCTAAGAGGGATTCGTTCAACAAGTTACAATCGTCTACATTCGTCATCCCGGAAGGTGTCGAGCTGTTTCAGCCGGAGGCGAAGAAGTATAACCTGGATATACTTCTGTATGAGGTAGGGGAAGGGAATCCCGAGGCTGATCAAGGCAAGTGGCATTACTGCCGTCCGTTCTGGGCGCATCGAAATGTGGGTCCAAATAACAGGTTCCGTATTTGCCCTGCGAAGACGGCTGGCAAACGGTGTCCGATCTGTGAAGAGATGGCACGTTTATCAAGGGATGAAGACGTTGAGGAAGATCGTTGGAGGCCGCTCATTCCTTCAAAGCGAGAGCTTTGGTTGGTGCTCGATCGCGATGAAGAGGATAAAGGAGCTCAACTGTTTGAGACTTCGCGTTATGCGTTTGGAGAGCTGCTTGATCAGAGAAGAAATGATGCAGATGAAGACGAGGAGCATATTCGCGAGTTTGATGATCCTGAGGCAGGATCGACGCTTCGCGTGACATTCAGGAAGGAATCATATGGAGCAGGGTCTTTCATCAAGGCGAACGCGATTGATTTCCGGCCGCGTCGTAATGGACTTGACAATGATCTGCTTGATCATGGGATCTGCTTGGATGATCTGCTGATAATTCCTGAGTATGATCAGTTGAAGAAGGAATTCTTCATGGAAGATTATGAGCAGAGTGAATCCAAGGAAGAGGAGCCAGTGACGGCCCAAGAGTTGGGTCTCGAGAAGGGGATGTTTGTGATGATGGATGGAGAGAAATATAAGATACAGAGGATCAGTCGAGATGGAACTAGTCTTACCTTGGTGGACAAAGAGGGAACGAAGGTTATGGGCGTTGCTCCTGATGATGTAGATCCAGCAGAGGACGATTCGGATGAAGAGTTTGAAGAGAAGCCAAAAGAAAAGACTCGTACAAAATCACAAGAGCCTGATCCGGAACCTGAGGGTAAGGACGATGACGACGATGATTGGGGAGATTGGGATGATGATTAGTGAGGAGGGTTGAGTTTTGAATGCCGAAGAGATCAAGACCATGTTGACAAAGCGAAACCTTCCTGAGCCGAAGGTTGAGAAGGCTGATCTTTTAAGCACTGGGAGTACGGTTCTCAACATGGCTTGTACGGGTGACCCCACAGGTGGATATGTGAAAGGCCATTACTTCTTCTATGTGGGAGATTCTGATTCTGGTAAGTCTTGGTTGATGTTATCCGCATTGGCGGAAGCAAGCATCAATCCGGAGTTTGATGAGTATCGGCTGATTTATGACAATGTGGAGAACAAAGCTCTCATGGATGTGAAGCATTTCTTCGGTCGAAAGCTAGCAGATAGATTGAAGCCTCCTGCATCAGATGATAATGGCAATCCCGTCTGTTCGCGTACCACTGAGGAGTTCTACTATCACCTCCATGATCTATTGGAACAAGGCCCTTGTATCTATGTGCTCGATAGCCAGGATGGTTTATCGAGTGTTATGGAAGAAGAGGGTTTTGAGAAGCGGAAGGCGGCTCATGAGAAAAGCAAGGCGGCTCCGGGAATCATGAGTGATGGAAAAGCTAAAGTCCATTCTGCGAATCTCAGGCGGATTTTGGGTCCTCTCAGAGATACAAGAAGCATTCTACTGATTGTGAACCAGACTCGAGATACTATGTCGTTGTTTGAGGGGAAGTCTTACAGTGGAGGACATGCTCTCAAGTTCTATTCGACTTTGCAGCTATGGAGTGCTGTGGATGGACAGATAGAAAGACAGTACAGAGGAAAGAAGCGACAGATTGGAGTGAGATGCAAGATCAAAGTCAGGAAAAACCATGTTACAGGTCGAGGCAGAACAGTCGTGATCCCGATCTTGCATGCCAGCGGTGTAGATGATGTGGGCTCTTGTGTAGATTGGTTGGTTGCGGAGGGTGTTTGGAAGAGTGAGAAGGGGAGGATAACAGTGTCTGGTCTAGGTCCTCAGTTTTCCGGCAATCGTGAGCAGGTCGTGGAAGAGATAGAGGGGCGGGAAATGGAGGATGATCTAAGAGAGCTCTTGGCAAGAGAATGGAAGGATATTGATTGTAACAGTGGGGTGAAAAGGAAGCCAAGATATGGATGAATCTTCGAGTAGAGTGGTTCTAGTTATAGATGTGCCTTTTCTGTGCTATAGAGCTTTTCACACAACTGGGAGTTTGATGACCAGTGAAGGCAATTCCACAGGAGTTTTGTTCGGATTCTTGCGGTATCTGAGAGATTTGGAGGATCAGCATCAACCGACCCATGTGGCGTTTTGTTTCGATGGGGGCTGTGATGAGAGAAGGAGGATCTGGCCTGAGTATAAGAAGAAGAGACGAGATTTGAATCCTAAGGAGAAGCGATCAAGAGATGAGTTGATGAAGCAGGTTGATTTGCTGAGAACACGATATCTTCACGAGTTGGGTTATCGGAATGTGTTTTGGCAGAGAGGATATGAAGCAGATGATTTGATCGCGAAAGTATGTCAAGAGGTCGAACCAGGTGATGAAGCAGTAATTGTGAGTTCAGATTCGGACCTGTGGCAGTTGCTTCGAGAAGAGCCTCGAGTGATTGTGTGGGATGTAGTGGAGAAGAGGCCGTATACGGCCAGATTGTTTCGGGAAGAATGGGGTATTCGTCCAGGCAGGTGGATTGATGTGAAGGCGTTGGCCGGGTGTCCTTCTGATGGTGTGGTTGGTGTGAAAGGTGTTGGGGAGAAGAGGGCTGTTAAGTATTTTCGTGGGGAATTGAGTGGAAATACCAAGGTTTATGAGAGAATCAAAGAGTCGGCGGAGTTGTATGAGAGGAATCTACAATTGGTCTGGCTCCCTTTCCCTGGAACTCGAGAATGCAAGTTGGTTTGTGATGAGAGGGATCGAGATAGTTGGAACAAACTCATGGATGAGCTGGAGATAAAGGTTCTGAAAAGGTGAGAAAGAAGAATGTATGAAGATACTTGCTCTTGATCTGGCTACCAGAACAGGATGGGCTCATTCCGATGGACCTTCTGGTGTGTGGGATTTTTCTATCAGGAGAGATGAATCGGGAGGTATGCGGTTAGTTAGGTTCCGAGCTAAGTTGAGGGAGATGCTTGCGAAGGCACCATTTGCGGTGGTTGTGTATGAGGCTGCCCGCCACGCTGCGCCTGGTCGTCAGGGGGCTTTGGTTGTACAGGCTGAGCTTCAGGGAGTTTTGAAGCAGTGGTGTGAATCTGAGCAGATTGATTACCGTGGTTACAGCCCTGCTGAGATAAAGAGACATGCTACGGGAAATGGCAGAGCTTCAAAAGAAGTGATGTTGGAAACAGCCCGTTTGAAGTGGTCTGATAGAGTGATCCAAGATGATAATGAGGCAGATGCCTTGTTCCTCTTGGATCTGGCTGAAACGGATCTTGATTGAGCGGTTCGATGTTTGAGCAATTGCGAATCCAGAACTTCCAGCGCCATGATTTCTTGAAGATTGATTTGGATCCCCATATCACTACTATCACAGGCCCCACTGATTCAGGCAAGTCTTCAGTTCTGCGAGCCCTCCGTTGGTTGTGTCTCAATAGACCAACTGGGGACAGTTTTGTGAAGAATGGGGAACGGTCTTGTAAAGTCGGGCTGCAAGTAGATGGGGCCAAGATAGTTCGAAGCAAGAGTCCCTCCGGAAATGAGTATATGTTGAGGGGCAAAAAGTTCAGAGCTTTCGGCACGTCGATGTTGGAGGAGGTGGAAAATGAGGTCAAAGTAGATTCGGATAACTTCCAAGGCCAGCATGATCCTCCATACTGGTTTTGTCTGACGGCTGGGGAGGTGACGAAGCGGCTCAATTCGATTGTAGATCTAGGATTGATTGATCAGGTATATGGGTTGTTGGCTTCTAAGATTAGGCAATCTAAGACAGAGCATCAGGTGGCGGAAAACCGCTTGGCAGAGGTGAAAGATAGAATTAACCGGTTGAATTTTGTTCTGCTGGCAGATCGTGCTTTGGAGAAGATCGAAGAACTTGATGAGGACACAACAAACTTGAGGGCCCGGGTGAGTCGTTTGGGGGATTTGGTTGGAAAGGGTGTGGGATTGAGGAGGGTGATCAAGAGGGCAGAAGGGGTGCTGTTGGGGGCTTCTGAGAGGATTTCCAAACTCTCTCGGAAGATAGAGGAGATTGATGGGTTGAAAGTTGAAGTAGAGAGATTACGGAGTCTGTTTAATTCTGTGAGGACTTGGCAGGAGAAAGTAGCCAAGTCTGATAACAAGATTAGGGAGAAGAAAGCCGATCTGGAGGAGGAGTTGGGAGGTAGGTGTCCTTTGTGTGGAGGAGTGTGGAATGATAACTGAATTGACCGATCAGCAGATTGCGGAGATTCCGAAGTATCGAGATAAGTGGTTGAAGATAGGTCTATCTACGGAATCTGGTGACAAGAAAGTTGCTTGGAGAGCGGTTAGGGCTGTTTATCGAGTGGTGGGGTTGGAAGCCCCACTCATTCAAGTCTGGTTGGATTCTCCTTATCATGGTGTCTGGGGAGCTTACTTCTTGAGTCAGATTGAGGGCCAGATCGAGTTTCAGTTTAAGCATGGAATCGGGAATCAGATTTGGAACCAGGTTGGGAAACAAATCTGGAGTCAGGTTGAGGGCCAGGTTTGGGATCAAGTCAGAAGTCAAATCAGGGATTGGACCAGAAATCAAATTGAGAACCAGATCAAGAGCCAGATTAGGGATCAAATTGGAGATCAGATCTGGGTCAGGAATCGGACCAGAAATCAAATTGAGAACCAGATCAAGAACCAGATCAAGAGCCAGATTAGTGATCGGGTTTGGAAACAAATATGGAATCAGATCGGGCATCAAGCCGGGTATCAGGTCAGAAAACAGATCAAGTATCAGATCTGGACACAGATCAAGGATCAGATCTGGACGCAGATCAGAGATCGAGTCTGGGATCAAGCTTGGAACTGCGGCTATGGACTACAAGATGCTTCGTGGCTGTCGTTTCTTGATTTCTTTGAAATGTGCGGTGTGCGAGAAGCACGCAAATCAGCACCTCTGCGTAAGCTTTCTTTGCATGTGGGATGGTGGTGGTCGTTTCAGAATCTAGTTTTGTTGACACCAAAACCCAGTGTTTTGCATATAAATGAATCTGGACTCCATCGTCATGGTGGACCAGCTTTGGATTACGAAGGATCTTGGAAGATTTTCGCTTTGAACGGAGTTCGTGTGCCTGAGTGGTTAGCGATGCAGACTAGTTCTGAGTTAGATCCTTCGAGATTGTTCGATATTGAGAATGCCGAAATCAGAAGGGAGTTTGTCAGGAAGATCGGCGTAGAAAGACTCTGCTATTCATTAGGGGCAAGAGAAATAGATGTGTGGGAGGCTCCAATCGGTGGAAAATACACGCTATTGGAGTTGGACGTGAAAGGAAGAGTCTGGAAGTTTTTGAAGATGCAAAATCCATCGATAGACACTTGGCATGTGGAAGGGGTTCCTAATGAATGTGAGACCGTCCACCAAGCGCTGAATTTCCGAAATGGATTGACAGAGGCTCAAATAGATGATGAGAATGGGGCGGATTGGTATCAGCAGGGGGATGTGATATTGAGACCGAAGGGAGTTTCTAAATACAAGAGATTACCAGTAGTTCTAACATGAAAGGAGAAGAGCGTGAAGGAATTGAAGACTAACAAGCTTGCGGAAGGGGAGGCAACGGGGCATGCTCATCGGGTGATCGGGAGCAATTTTCGTCTGTTTGGAGAAGAGGGAATCCCTCTGATTTTGGAAGCCTCCGAAGGAGTCAGAGTGGAACATGAGGAGCACCATCTAATTGAGCTTCCTCCTGGAGAATACGAAAGAAGCATTGTGAGGGAGTACGATCATGCTGAAGAGGAAGCTAGAGAGGTAATGGATTGAGAGATGTCCGAAGTCTTAGCTGCGGTATGCGCTGATATCCATCTGAGCCATCGGGCCCCGACTGCCAGATCTGTTGAGTCGGATTGGTACGTTGCTCAGGAGCGGTACCTGAATCAATTGACGGGCATTGCTAACGAGTACAAGGTACCGATTATCTGTGCGGGAGACGTGTTTGATCGGTACAATCCACCTCCCGAGCTAATCAATTGGGCTAAAGAGCATTTACCGCCGGAATGCTATGCAATCCCTGGACAGCACGACATCCCTTATCACGACTTGGGGAATCTACAGAAATCAGCTTTCTGGACCCTGAAGTTAACCGATCCGGAAAGCCAATGTTTTGTGTGGCTGAAAGACAGTCACAGCTACATCGATCCTCGGCTAAGGATGTTTCCTTTCCCGTTTGGGGCAGAAGTGAAAACTGAAGGCTTGTCGGAGAGTAAGTTGAATGTAGCAGTCATTCATGGCTGTGTAGCTCTAGAGGATCAGGGTTATCCGGGTTTGGAGAGGAAGAATTATGTTCGCGGATGGAAGAAGCGGTTGGAAGGATTCGATGTAGCGATCTTCGGTGATAACCACGTAGCGTTTGAAGTTTCAGGAAAGCCATTCATTTACAATTGTGGTTGTTTGATTCCGAGGAAAATCAGCGAGAGGAATCACAAGCCGTCTGTGGGGTTGTTGAAGGATGACGGGACGGTGGAGCGGATCTATCTAGATTGTTCTAAGGACAAGTGGGTGGAGGTATCAGAAGAGAAGACGATTCGTGTTGATATGGGGGAGCTGATCAAGGAGATGAATGAACTTGCTGAGGATTCGTTGGATTTTCGGGAGGCTCTTGAGCGGTATGCGGAGAATGCCGAGACCGGTGTCAAATCGGTTATCAGAGAGCTTTTGGAGGAAGTATAATGATCAAGATCGAGGAGATTGATCTCCAAGTGGAGTTTTGCTTACAACTGGATTAGTGGAAACTTGGGAAGGCTTTCCAATGAAGTTTTGCTTACGGTTGGATTAGTGGAAACTTGATGGGGCCTCCAAGTGGAGTTTTGCTTACAACCGGATTAGTGGAAACTTGATGGGGCCTCCAAGTGGAGTTTTGCCCTCCAAGTGGAGTTTTGCTTACGATCGGATTAGTGGAAACTTGATGGGGCCTCCAAGTGGAGTTTTGCTTACGGTTGGATTAGTGGAAACTTGGGAAGGCTTTCCAATGAAGTTTTGCTTACAACTGGATTAGTGGAAACTTGATGGGGTCCTTGGGTGGAGTTTTGCTTACAACCGGATTAGTGGAAACTTGATGGGGCCTCCAAGTGGAGTTTTGCTTACAACCGGATTAGTGGAAACTTGATGGGGCCTCCAAGTGGAGTTTTGCTTACGGTTGGATTAGTGGAAACTTGATGGGGCCTCCAAGTGGAGTTTTGCTTACAACTGGATTAGTGGAAACTTGATGGGGTCCTTGGGTGGAGTTTTGCTTACAACCGGATTAGTGGAAACTTGATGGGGTCCTTGGGTGGAGTTTTGCTTACAACCGGATTAGTGGAAACTTGATGGGGCCTCCAAGTGGAGTTTTGCTTACG